CAAAGATCGCGAAGGTTCGCAAAGAAAAGCAGTTCGTAGGGCGCAATAAGCGAACCGCATTGCGCCGGATGCGAAGGGTCGCCTCCGGCGCAATGCCCTTCGGTTATTGCGCCCTACGGAGCTTCCATCGCCGCCCGCAGGGTGAATGGCTGTTGTCTCCTTTGCGATCTTTGCGCCTTCGCGCCTTTGCGGTGAGGTTTTCAGAATGACGGGCAACGTTTATGCGGTGCTGGGTGAGACGGAGCTGGAGATCATTGCTTGGCTGGACGGCTTGGATATGCGCTTTGCGGCGCGCTATGCCGAGCAGGCGCTGATCGGGCGCAAGGGGCTATTGCAGCACACCGGCTTTGCGCCAGATGAGGTGAAGATGCGGGTGCTGCTGCATGCCCAGTGGTGCCAGCCGGCCGAGGAGCTGGCGAAGCTGAAGCGGATCATGGACGATACCGAGCCGGTGGCTTTTGTGCTGGGCTCTGGCGAGTATCGCGGCGTGTTCGTGCTGACCGATATGGATGTGACCTCTACCCAGACGGATGGAAATGGCGTGGCGATTGCCTTTGAGGCCGAGATGAGCTTGGTTGAATACATTGGCGACCCGGCGTTGCCTGAGCCGCCCGGCGTGATCGCCAAGGGGTACAGGATCCCCGTCGGGGCGGCCGAGGAGGCGACGGGCGACGCTGCGCCGGGGGCGTCTAGCCCGCTTGGCGGGATTGCAGCGGTCGTGTCCGAGGCGGTGTCTGCGGCGGGCCAGGTTGCCGCTGCCGTGTCCGAGGTGCGGTCCCTGGTGAGCCTGACTGCCGCCAGTCCGATGGCGGTCTCGTCTGTGGTTGCCGGGCGGGTGGATGGGTTGGTTCGCGCTGCTGGTGCGCTGCCCGTGGAGGCGCTTGGTGCGTTGTCTGGCGCGGCGGCCGTGGCGTCTGAGGTGTCCCGGTTGGCGTCGGCGTTTTCCGGGGCGCGGGTGGCGCTTCTTGAGTCTGCCGGCTGGTTGCAGTCCGATCCGATTGGCTACCTGGGCTCGGCGGCAGACCGCGCCGGCGATGCTGCCAGGCTGTGCGAAGGCGCGGCCGGGGACGTTTCCAGGCTGGCTGCCCGTGTCGTTGTGCGAGGCGGTGAGTTTGGCGGGGTGGCGACATGAATCTGGTTCACGTCACCAAGGCCGGGGAGCGCTGGGATATGATTGCCTGGCAGTATTACCGGGATGTTCGCCAGGTGGCGAGGCTGATGGAGGCTAACCCGCGTGCGCCGGCGACGGCCGCTCTGCCTTCCGGCTTGCGCCTTTCGATCCCGATGATTGAGGCCGCTGCTGCGGTCGGGTTGAATGGGCTGCCGCCATGGCGCAGGTGAGCGAAGCGAAAAACCGGGCCATTTCTCCGGCGGTGGCCATTGAGTATAACGGCCGCGACATCACGGCCGACCTCTCCCCTTACCTCTCCCGGTTTTCTTTTGTGGACCGCCTGAGTGGCGAGGCGGATAGCCTTGACATCGAGCTGGCAGAGACGCATCACAGCCTGTCGCGGTGGCTGGCCGAGTGGTATCCGGACAAGGCCATGGAGGTGGTGGCGCATTTCGGGTATGCCCATGCGCCGCTGGTGCTGGCCGGACACTTCGAGGTCGATGAGGTGGCGGTGGAGAGCCCGCCCATGACGGTGCGTATCCGGGCGCTGGCGACCGGCATCACGAAGAGCGTGCGGACCCGCCAGGGGCGCGCCTACGAAAACACGACGTTATCGGCGATTGCCGATCAGGTGGCGAAGCGGCTGGGCGCAACCCGAAAGGGCAAGATCGAGGCGGTGAAGCTGGACCGGGTGACCCAGTATCAGGAGAGCGACTGGCAGTTCGTGGTGCGGCTGCTGCGCGAATATGGCTATGTGGCCAAGCTGACGGACAACAACAAGACGCTGGCGGTGGCGAGGCTGGCGGATCTGGCTGAGGGCGTGGTGCGGGAATTGTGGCCCGGGGATTTGTCGAGCTGGAGCTATTGTGACCGAATCACGGATGTGCCGGCCAGGTCGGCGGTGGCGCACCACAACCCAAAGACGGGAAAGCTGGTGATCTACCAGGCCGAAGGCGGCCAGCTGGTGCCGGCCAACACGGTGACGGCCAAGGATGCCGACAAGAAGGTGGTGCGCGCCAAAACGCCGGAGCAGGCCAAGGCAAAGGCAACGGCCATGCAGGAGCGCCATGAGGCGGACAAGACCAGTTTTGAGTGCGTGCTGCCGGGCGACCCGGCCTTGATTGCCGGGGCGGCGGTGGATGTGCGCGGGCTTTCTCGCCTGGATGGCCGCTATGTCATTCAGGAGGCGCGACACGAGATTGACGTGAGCGGGGGGTATGCCACCTCGCTGTCGATGAAGCGCTTGCGGGAACAGGAGTGATGGAGATGGCGGCGGGAATGGAGACGCGCAACGAGTCGGCGCCAACCCTGCGGTTTGGGTTTGTGACGGCTTTGGATGGGGCCGGTTGCAGAGTGCGGGTGAAGTTTCCAGACCTGGACGGTCTGGAGAGCTACTGGCTGCATGTGCTCTCCGCCAAGACGCACAAGGACAAACATTATTGCCTGCCCGATGTGGGCGAGCAGGTGGCTTGCCTGATGGATGGGGTGGGCGAAGAAGGCGTGGTGCTGGGCGCGGTGTTTGGGGATCGTGACGAGACGCCTGTGGCTGGCGTTGACAAGCATCACGTCAGGTTTTCCGACGGTACGACGGTTGAGTATGACCGGGCCGCCCATCGGTTGTCGGTGCATTGCGTTGGTGACGTCGAGATTGTTTCGGATACGCGGATCAAGCTGACGGCGCCGCGCATCGACCTTAATTGACATGCCGGCCGCCCATCGACATGGGGATGTTTGCACCGGGCATGGCTGCTGGCCATCCCGGCCAAATGCCGAGGCAAGCCAGGACGTTTTTGTAAACGGACTTGGGGCGCACCGGGTTGGCGATGCGTGGGAGTCGCATTGCTGCCCAGCGATTCCTGAGTGCCACGGATCAACGCAGGCGGAAGGCTCGCCGACGGTGTTCGTCAATGGTAGGGCGCTGGCAAGGATCGGCGATGCGGTGGCGTGCGGCTCCGCCTGCGCAACCGGTAGCCCGGATGTCTTTGTTGACGGGTAAATCCGGTTAATTCAGCTCCGTAGGGCGCAATAACCGAAGGGCATTGCGCCGGAGGCGACCCTTCACATCCGGCGCAATGCGCACATCCGGCGCAATGCGCTTCGCTTATTGCGCCCTACGATCTTTGCGCCTTTGCGGTGAAGAGCTGAGGTTTTAAGGTTGATACAGGGTAAATCCGTTTAATTCAGCGCGCGGTGTCACGTCGCCAGAATGGCGGCATGATTCCGAGAGAGCACCACTGGCAGCCCGCTCTGGGCCGCGATGGCGAGGTTGCCGGGCTGGATGATCTGCGCCAGGCGATTGCCATTATCCTGAGAACCCCAAGGGGCAGCGATCCGCTGCGCCCGGAGTTTGGTTCCAATCTCCATCTTTATATCGATTATCCGGTCAATCGTGCGCGGCCGCACCTGGTGCGCGAAACGGTTGATGCGCTCCGCCGCTGGGAGCCGCGCCTGTCCGTGGTGAGCGTGGCGGTAAGCCAGGCGGGGGATTCGGGCGTCAAGGTGTCCGTCGTGTTTCGGCTCGCCAGCGGCATCGAGGCGACCGCTGAGGTGATGCCATGAGCGATCCGATCCGCCTGGTGGAAGATGATCCGCTGGCCATCACCGATGAGTTGGTGCGCGCCTATGAGGCGGCGACCGGAAAGACGCTTTATCCGGCGCAGGTCGAGCGCCTTTTAATTGATCTGATTGCCTACCGTGAGACCGTGGTGCGCGGGCTGATCAATGAGGTGGCCCGACAGAATCTGGTGGCGTTTGCGCGCGCGCCAATGCTGGATTTTTTGGGCGAGCTGGTGGGGGTTGTCCGCCTGCCGGCGCAGCCGGCGCGTACAACGCTGCGCTTTACCCGGCCAGCGGCAGCGGCAGCCGTGACGCTGGTTTCGGCCGGCACGTTGATTCAGGCGGCACCGGGGCTTTACTTCGCCTCGCTGGCGGACGCGCTGATTCCGGCGGGCGTTTCCGGGCTGTTTGCCGAGGTGCCTGCGGTGTGTGAAACCGCTGGCCCGGTAGGCAACGGGTTTTTGCCTGGGCAGGTGGCGGTTCCGTTGTCGCTGTTGCCGGACGGCGTGACGGCAGAGAATCGCACGGTCACTTCGAGCGGCGACGATCCGGAGGGCGATGAGCGCCTGCGGGAGCGCATCCGGCTGGCGCCTGAAATGTTTTCTACGGCGGGGCCGCGCCTGGCTTATCGCTTTGCGGCCATGTCTGCGTCGCCGCTGGTGCTCGATGTGGCGGTCGCCTCGCCGCGTCCCGGGCTGGTTCGTCTGCATCCGCTGGCGACGAATGG